CCCCCCTGCGGAGCACGATAGACGTAGTAGTTGGTGACATCGGTTCGGGACAAGGGAGTCAGACCATTGAACGTGACTTGAACGTTGCCGCTGGCAAGCGTTGCCCCTGCTCCGGTGACCTTTTCGGGACCGGGGTATGAAGACTGAGTGATGTCAATCCGAACTTCGTACACCAAGTGCTGACAGTCATCGTGTGAGTCCATGAACGCCATCACCTGAACCTTGGTCATGTCCTGACCAGTGGACAGAGTTACGGTGTCGTACTGTTTGAATCGCGTGGAGTATGTTCCATACAGCTTCGTCCACGTGCTTCCGTTATTCAGCGAATACCAGATGTCGCAGTGACCGGCATATCCGCTGGTAGGTTTCGTTTCCGATAGAACGCTGAGCACAGCACCCGTGACGGATGCGCCCGAAGCCAATCCGGGGAATGCACTGAACGACCAGATGCAACCACCATATTGGTGCGTGTGTGATTCGGCCAGTGATGCACACGAGCCTTCGTTGCCGTCATACGCTGAATTCGGATTAGAGTATGCCAAAGTGGTTGCCGCGTTCAGTCCCCACACTTCAGAGCCAAGGCCACCACCGGATTCATAGTTTCCGTTGTGAGCGTTAGAGCCCCATCCGTTCAGGTATGTGGCTGGACGGAAGCTGAGAGTCGTCACCACGGGTGAAGGCGTCGGAGGAGACGGGTTGCCGGGGTCGGTGTAGACGAACGGAACCGCTGTGAGCGTGGACTCAAGCCCTGCGATGTTCACCGATGAGACCCAGTAATATGTGATGTTCTGCGTGACTTCCTGTACCACGATGGTGCCAAGGTTCGTAGTCGGCTGAGCATAATACTGATACTGACTAGCCGGTGGGGTTGGAGCGGAATTCGTGGTGGAGTGATACACACGGTATCCCTGAATCAAGTCGTGTTCCAAGCCGCCGATGATGTTGAATGCGAACTGCCAGCCGGTGTCATGAGCCAAGGCAACCTGAGCCTGAGCGATGCTTGGAGCCGGTGGTGCTGAGTTCACACCGTCCAGTGTGACGGTTGTGGTCGGAGCGGATGAGAAGTCTGCTGAGATGCCATTGGCACTCACAGCAACGACAGTGACCGTAACAACCTCATGGGTCGTCTCACACAAGAACTGCACAGGAGAAGTGGTACCTTCTGCCATCAATTGTGGCAATGCATTGCCGTTGAACCCCGTGAAGAATACTTGAACTTCGTTGTAGTAGGAGTCACCGACCGCTGGAGTGAAGTTCACTGCAACGAGTGAGAGCATCTGACCGGATGCGGTTTTGTACGGGCTCTCTGTTGCTGAGACGCCAGTGACCTGCTGCGGGAAGCCACCCTGAATGGCAGCACCCACAGCCGTTGGAGTCGATTCCAAGCCGCTGGTGTTCACAGCAGAGACCCAGTAGAAGTAGTCGATGGTGCTGCTCAGCGGTTGAGTGTCCTGCACCTGAATGGTTCCGCTGTTGTCGGTAGGCTGCTTGAGGTACTGAATTTGAGTTGAGCCGCTGTACACGTTGGTGGTGTGGCGGTAGATTCTGTAGCCATCAATCACGTCGTGCAGAAGTCCACCCTCAACATTGAAGCTGAAACTGTAGCCAAGCGGACTGAGAACCAGCCCCGTGGCGATTGAAGGAGCCGGTGGAGCAGATGTCACACCATCCAAGACAACCGTCGTTGTCGGTGCAGAGATGATGGGCAGGTATGAGCCGTCGTTGCCGACCGCTACGACCATAACGGTGACAGGTTCCTGCGTGGTCTCACACAGGAAGCTAATCGGAGACGTGGTGCCGGATGTCACCTTCTGTGGAGTCGTGGAACCGTGGTATCCGGTCAGATAAATGTCAGCGGAGCCGAAATTTACGTCAGTGTTAACGAACGACACCGACACGAGAGACTTCATGCTTCCATCAACGGTCTTGTACGGGGATTCGACAGCCGCAACGCCCGTGCATGGAGATGGCGTCCCGGAAGCGGTCGCACTGGAGGAAGAGTTGATGCTGGAAACAACATGAGCCAGCCCCGACTTGACCGCATCAATCTCTACGTTCGTATTCTGTTGCGTGAGGTCACCAACAGGACGGGCGGGTGTCCATGTAGCGATGTGACCAAGAGCAGTCGTCTGACTTAGTGTGTCGTCCGTGAAGTTGTTACCCATTTATACGATTCCTAATCCAAGCAGTTCGTTCTTCGCTGCTTCTGTTGCCCACGTAATCTTCACCTGAAGATGACGGGCGTATAGCGGCATGGCCGATTGGTTTCCAAGCAAGTCGTGACGCATCATCTTAACCGTGGTACTGCCAGCCAGTTGAGGCGGGTCTGGTACGGGGTTGGGAATGGTCACGAACGTACCGCTGATTTCGTTCATCAGCACGCTGACGGTTGGGTATGTTCCGACCGGATAGGTCTCCAACACGATAGAGTTGACCACCGTAACAGCACGAGGCGGAGCCACATTGATGGACCCCACGATTGCATACGCTGGATACGCACTGCCATCATCGCTATAGGTGTTGGTATCCCGGCTGAGAATGTATCCGCTGCCAGCCGTACGCCCCATTAGCAAGCGATAGTTTGCAGTGCTGACTTCAATGCTGGATACACACTTGACTCCACCGACAGGCTGATACTTAGAAGACCAGCACTGCATGGAAGCGGAGTAACGATACACAGTGTCCACACCATTCGAGATGAACAGACCTTCGTCCGCACCCGAACGATGCAATGTCAGGTAAGTGGTGGTGGGGTCGAACGCTCCAAGACTCGCCTGAATCGGGAACCCGATTTCAGAGAGCGAAGTGCTCAACGAAAATAGCTGACGGTTGCTTGTAAACACGAAGATGAGGTCTCCATCTTGTGCAACACAGTTCTGAGATTTCGTTCCAAAGTTCTTCTGCCACATGATGGGGCGGAAGCTTAGAAGGTCGGAGCCCAACACTACGAACGCATCATCCTCAGTCCATACAACCAGACCTTGTGAAGTGGGTGCGAACGCCCGAATCGTTCCGGGAAGCTTGAACACATTTGCCGGTGGGAATGCTTCTTCCGGCACACCATTCGTCACGTCCGAACCACCACCGAAGTAGAGGAGGTTGTCCTTGGCAATCCAAACACGACCGCAGTAGAAGCAAGTCAGACCGGCTCCCGTTGGGGGCGGGTCGTTCTGGTTGTTCTGTGGTGCAACGACGAAAGTGTTCAGGTCGTCATCAGGTGAACTGTCCGTGTATGTCCACGAGCCGCTGTTGCTGATGGTCGCAAGGTAGTAGTAATCCGCTCCACCGTCTTCTGTGCGATAGATTTCAATCTGGTCAACCTGCGGGTCACTGCTGCCAATTCCGGAGAGTTGGAAGTCCTTGCTCGTCTGCGCGAACGTGTCACCCGATACCGGGGATGCTGTCGAGACGTGACCTGTGCTGCTGTTTTTGTAGACGTAGACGTACGTGTACCCAGTGAGGGGGCTGAGAACTCCGGAGATTGTGGTGATGGTTGGTGCTGTCGCTGGAGCGACGATGCCCCAATTCGAAACAGTGCCACTGACCCACTTTTTGGCGTCAACCCCGTTCGCGTAATAAAGAGTGGAGCCCACCTTCACGAAGCTGCCCTGAGCAGTCGTGGTCTTGGTGATGACGGTGTTGACCGTCGTGGTGTCGAACCATTCAACCTTCGTCGGTGTCTCCACCATGGCCTTGATGGTTCCGGATGTGTTCTTGAAGCTGAAGAACTGTTGTGGGTACTCGCTGGAACTGAACGCAGTGGAGCAGTAACGCAGGAAGCCCGGACGACGCTGGAGTGTCATCTGGTGGCTGAGGTCAGCGTTCAGGCCATCCCACAGAGTGTCCATGCGGGAAATCATCTGGAGACCCATGGCGGAGATGGGCACGAACAGCGGAGAACGGTTGTTGTACAAGCCCGTCGTCCACTTGTTGATGTAGATTCCACCGGATTCGATATTGCGTTTAATCTCCGCCATTAGAAGCCACTCCAATAGCCATCCATGAGGCCGTTCTCAGGCTGGAGATAAACGTTGCTTTCCTCGTTGTCGTCGTAACCCTGAGCCTTGTTGATTTCTTGCTGAAGCTTCTGATACTCAGCGTCGGCACGAGGGCTGTTGATGTAGCGATACATCCGGTACATCATGGCTTGGCGAATGACCGCACCGTAGTTATCAGGAATCGGAGACCACGTATCCGCAAGCGACTCCTTCAACGGAGCAGCGGCTTGGTACACAGCCTTGAGTCCCCACAGAGTGGTTCCGGGGACGTAGTAGAAGCGAATGAGGAGAGTTCCGTTACCGAGGTCTTGAACTACGCATACCTTTTCAGGGTCGGAGACTCGTGACCATACGGGAATGCCCTTGACGGCCTTGATGTGCCTGATGCCTTGTGGAGACGATGTACTGGACATGTCCACCATTGAGGCTTCAGACATCCAACCGTAATCGGTGATGCCGGGGGCTCCGCCAACGTCGGAGTTGTTCTGCCCTGTGGTGGCATTGAAGCTGAAACTGTATTTAGTGACGGCTGTAAGAACCCAACCACCAGACCACTGAGACGAGTTGCCGTCATCGGTGAATGTGGAGTTGTAGTTGGCAGATGTGCCCGTGGTCATCGTGACGTTGTTCAGGTACACGGTGTCACCCACCTTGAAGCGGTGAGTATCTGTGCAGACGACCGTAACAACACCAGCCGTTACGGTGATGGCGGAGTTCGAAGCTAGGCCGATGCAAGCACCAGCAGCCGCGGAGCCAAGAGAGAAGGCGGAAGCACCACCGAAGATGTAGTCCTGACGGTTGGGAGTGGTCACCAACATCGGCATAAAGATGCTGTTGAACTTCCAGTCGTTCGGCTCGGTCAGCAGGTCAGACAGGGCATCATTCGCAAGACTCAGGGCAGGTTCGTTGACAAACCCGCCAACTCCCGTGAGTGGGAGCAAATCCGCGTGGGTGCTGCACAAATTAACTACTTGTTGAACAGTGATGGTGGAATTCGACATGCCTCAGGAACCTCTAATAGAGGCACTCGTATTCGTTTTTTTCACGCTAGAACCGGAAGGGGCTGATTAGGCCCCTTCTCTTAGAAATCAGTAAGCTTGGCTTCCTGAAGAATCCGCTGAAACAGGTCGGTGTCATAGAAATCCGAACCCGTGTAACCAGTCGGAGCAACTCCGGGGCGAATCTTCGCCTGACAAAGCTGGCACAGGTGGTAGCTGTTGCCATCAGCGGGAATCAACACACAGGCAGAGGAACTGTCCGGACGCTTGTGGGTACAGATGCGCTGTTCACGCTTCTTGTTCTCCATCGTCTGGAGCACTAGCTGTGCTTGGTCAAGACGACTCGCTTGGTCTTGCTTGATTTGGGCAATCTCAGCCTCTGACTTCGGGGCTGGCTTCTTCATCTCTTCCACAACCGTGCGGAGAGTTTCCGCGTTCTGACGTTGCAGTTCATGGAGAAGTTCCTTCATCTCCGGGCTGATAGTTGATGCTGGCTTGTTGTCGCTCATAATGCTCCTTATTTAAAGTTCCGTAGTTGTTCGTGCCAACGACCTGAACGGCTGTCAGTTGGTTCACCGAAATGTTTTGCGGCTGAGGCGTAGGTAACGGCTTTGGCTTTGATAAACGCCATGAGCACGGAACGCCAACCGCGAATCTCTTTTACCGGAAGCAATGAAGTGTCGAGTAGGACGTGACTCCATTCCGGCATGTATTCCTTTGGGAACCCCGTCACATATACATGGTCGTTCCACCATTCGTACTTCTCAGGGTCGTACTCATGCTCAGCAAGTTCCACACGGTTCTTGGGGCGGTATGCAGCGATGTGTGCTCCGCCCTGCGAATCCATGAAGAGAAGTGAAGGATTGGAATCCTGAAGACGACGGATGAGTTCCTGCCATGCGATGCGGGGACCGCACGACCTCTCAACGTCCTCCAACTCTTCCTGACCATCAATTCTCGATTGGGACGCTTTCCTTAATGCGATTTCTCGTTCGCGATGAGTTGCTTCCTCAGGGCTGAGTCTTTTGTCTCCGAGTTCGTTAATGTCTGCCTGTACTAGCATGTTTTTGCAACAGCCTCTCTGCGACCGTCTCCATAGACGGCATCGAGGAAGTCCGCTTCACCCACAACCAACACCGGACGCTTGCTGTCTTCAGCGATGAGAACCGCCAAGGCAAGAGCATCCTTGTCTGTAGCTGCCCTCAGCACAGAGGCGGAGAGTTCCAGAGCAAGACTGGCATCGAGAACGTCAGAGATAACGGCACATTGACAAGGCGTGATACTCAGGGCGTGGATAACTGCGAAGGCGTGTTCCTTCTCAAGCTTGCGGCTGACCACGTAGTAACTGGGTACAACAACGTCGTCCATGTGTTCCTCTAAACTGTGTTTTCGTATTTGTTTCCTCGCGCTAGAACAAAAAGGGCACAGGCCGTTATGCCCGTACCCTTTTGTGCCGCTAAGCGAAACGCTTGTTACTTGACTTCGGTGCCGTACTTGCCGGTGCTACCGGAGGTTGCCATAGTGCCGGTGGTGCCCGTTACAGTGCCAAGCTTCTTGAAGCTGGTGTCAGAGTTCACGCGGAAAATTGCAGCGACCGTACCAGACGGGGTGTCACTGATGTTGTTTGACGCCCATATATCACCATTGACCATGATGTGAAGAAAAAGGGGAGCACTCATTTTGCCTCTCTTGCTCATCGGGGCACCGGCTTTTCACCTGTGCCCCGATGTGTTGTTATGGTTCGTTTAGCCAATTGAACTCTCACTGCGGATGCGGCGGAACTTGTTCGTGGAGCCCGTGGTTTTCACGCAGCCGAAGAAGAAGTTGTAGCTTGCAGCCGCCGCAATCAAACCAGCCGGGTCAATCGAGTTGCCTTGGTCGAAACGCGCAACCTTCACAGAGAAGTTCTTCTGGTTCAAGTTGGTCTTTTCGAGAGACGAACCGATAAACGCCTGATGGCCGAACACGTACGTGTGGTACGCATTGTGGCTGGACGATTGCCAGTTGGTCTCGGTCGGGACCGCGTTCGATTCGAAGAATTCCACGCCACCGATGACACCAACACGTGCTCCGGAGATTCCAGCAAGAGCCGGGTTCTTCGCAGCCGTTGAATCCGAATACTTCTGGAGGTCAGTGAAGCCGCCAGCGGACGAGTCGTTGATGAGGTCGTAGGTCACGAGGCTGTGGCAGATACCGAAGTACAGACCATTTGCCTTGGGCTTGACGTTCACCGAACGAAGCTGAGCAGCCGCCTTCCGGGCGATTGCAGCAGTGAAGTAGCTACCATCAGCAACTTCAATGCGGGTGTTGGCGTCGGCGTTAGCCTCGGTATCGACCGCAGTGCTGATAACCGTGTCAACGGAGAGAGCACCACGATAAGCGAGAAGTTGAGCACCCATGCCGATGGTGTCATCAATCGCGGTCAAGACCACCTTGTTGCTGAACGTGATGTAGTCTGCGTAGTTGCTGATGTTCAGCGTGCGGGTGTTGGAGGTCATTGTCTGACCAGAGCCCGGAGTACCTTCGGTCACTGCTGAGGTATTAGCAGATGGGGCGGTGTAATCAAAAAGCTGTTCTGCGACACCGGCCTTGGCTGGCATAGGACGCAAGTCAAGAGCCTGATACATGAACAGGTTGGAGTAGAGAACATCGAGGGATACGCGGTCATAATAAACAGTCGGGTAGTTCCCGAGACCAGAGGATACAACGGATGCTGCTGTAGGAAGTGCCATAAATAAATCCACCTTTTGAAAAGTTTTAAGTTAACGACCACTCATCCGCTTGTTGGCTTCATCGCGAAGCTTTTCCAAGGGCATGTTGTAAAGTTCGTCCATCGAAGGTTCGTTGCTCTTGACGGGAACCGCTGAGCGGTTAGTCGTGGGGAGCCCACTTGCCTTCTTCGTTCCCTGCGGTGGCGTCTTCACAGTCTTTGACGTAATCCCCGTCTTGGGCTGCTCCGTTTCATCCTGCACAAGGCTTGCTTGTCCATCCCCCGTAACGAACAATCCTTTCGATACGAGCGACTGATAAGCCTTTTCAAGGTTCTCGGCGGTTTTATCGCGACCTTCTAACGCAAGCGTCATCAGGTCTGCACTCCGCTTATTGTCCTCATAATCGGGATGCGTAGTCAGGAAGTTTGCAATTGCTTCATTCGCTTGTCTTCCTGCTTCGAACGCATTCACCTTGTCGGCAACAGTTTTGAACTGGGTGATTTCCACGCCAGTCATTTCGCGAAACATTTTCGCGAACGCTTCCGTAGGCTTCGCCATCAACTCTTGCGAGTAGACATACTCTTCGTCTTCGCTGAACTGACGGGCCTTGGGAGCCTCATTTTCCTTGACCTTGCGAAGCTGTGCTTCCTGCTCACGAATCTTGCGGGTGGCGTGACGCTTGGAATCCGCGATTTTATCGGCAAGAAGTTCAAGAGCCTCATCTTTCGTGGCTCCTTCTGCTTCAAAAATCTCAGGGTCCACGCCTTCGCCAATATCTACAACCCTGCGGACGACGAAGCGGGTAGCCTTCTCCTGAGGCTGTTCATCCTCATCAGCGACTTGCTGGTCTTCGACCGCTTCAGCCTTGGTAAAACGGCCCTGTTCGTCGCGAGACTGCTCCGTGACTTCTTGCGTCTGCTCCTGTTGGGAGGACTCTTCAAGAGCAAGCCTCTTTAGCTCATTCAGGTCGAGTGCGTATAGGTCTTGTTCGTTCGTAACTTGTTCTGACATCGTTTCTCCATTGCCACCAATGTGCAACCAGTAGCTGGTTTACATGCATATCTCTAAAAAGTCGTCTTTGTTGGGCTCATCGCTTACCTGACGAGCTAGGTTGATTCGCGCTGTGAAATCGGTGAAGAACTTTCGGGCGGCTTTGGCTTCACGACGAAGAAGTGTGCCCTTGACATCATCCTCTTCATCAATTGCCATGCGTTCCATGTTCTTGACGGTTTCTTCGCCAAGCTTTTGGATTAGCTGCCATCCACGGGTGTTTGTGGTCTGGACGATTTCCAATTTGACCTGCATCAGTTGACTGTTACTGTCCATAAACCTGCTCTTCACCGGCTTCAAGGTGTGCCTTGACCGTCTGCTTGAGAACTGCGGTTTGCGCCTGAATTGACCCCTTGGCATCAATGTTGTCGAGGTCGTTCTGATGCTTCTGTGCCTGAAGTTGCTGTTCGCTCTGACCCTTGATGAATGCGGGGTTCATTTGCTGAGCACGCTGAATGTCTTCATCCGTGGCGTCCACGATGAGAGAGTCAACATCCCAACCCTGAAGTTCGAGGTATTGCTGAAGGAATTCGGTGTAATCGAATTTCTTCTTCTGCACGAGCAAGCTAGTTTGTACCGCCCCTGCTTGCAACATCTCCATGAGCATGGGCGCAATCTGAGCGGCGGCTTGGCGAGTAGTCAGCTTTACACCGGCGATGATTTCCACCTGTGCGTCAGCGTTGTAAACATCAAGGATGTTGCCCTGATATGCGTTGCCGTCTTCATCGGACAGAATCTGGTTAATCTGTGCCGGGGTCAGCTTCTTCTTGCAGAGACCGAGCATCGACTCCAGCACGGGAACAAAGAACAAGTCCAGATAGATTTCCAAGAAATACTGAAGACGTTGAACCACATCTCCTTGGAACGCCTGAATACCTGTGCCTGTGCGGAGTGCCTGTGTCGGTACGTTTGAGCCACCATTAGCACCCACACGACGATTGGCACGTTCCTCTGAAGCCTCAATTGCACTCATCGCTTCCGTGGTTGTGGAAGGGGTGACAAGAGGCTTTAGTTCTCCCTCAGTGCTGACGACCTTGCCGGGTGCGATAGAGATGTTCTGATTCCCTGCCCCCACACCCTTCGCCATCTGCCATGCCGGGTTGAGTTGGAGAGCCAGTGAATCAATCCATGTGTTCATCACACCTTGCTGAAGACGCTGTTCACCAGTCAGCAGCTTGGCAACACCCCACCCGAAGGCAGAGTTGAGGACATCAATGAAGGCGATAGAGACGAATGGAAGCTTCTTGAACTCGTTCTGCTCATTGCGGATTACAATCTTGCGCTGAAGCACCGTAACAATACGGTCCTTCGTCCAGTATTCGATGATTTCGAGATTCTGAGCCAACGGGTCTTTGCTGGCTGTTACGGTGTCCTTCTGAGCCTGAAATTCTCGCGTCTCGTTGAACTTGAGACCCTGCATGGAATCGACAGTGGGCTCAGCCAAAGTCGCGAGGATGAAACTGAGTTCCTCGTCACTCGGAATGTTCTTGTAGCTCTCGTCATCACGCAGTGAAGCCAGTTCATAGCCCGTCATTGCGATACGCTTCGCGAGGAATCGACCTTGGCGAACATCCTGAGTGGAGCAACCGGGGTCAATGACGACGTTGCGAAGATTCATGCACTCGAACTTTGGTTTCGGAATGCATTGGGTCTCAACTGAGTCGTCCAACTCAACGTTCTGCCCGTCGTCGGACATCTTGTACCGCTCTGGTGTGTACTCTTCCGTCTCCCATCCCCAAGAGCCCACAGTGAACCCATAGGTAAGGGCGGTCTTCATGGACAGGCGTGAGCCTTCCTTCAATCCGGAGGTCTTAACGCACCAACGGAGAAGGTGTTGCCATGCACGTGCAGCAGCAGGGTTGGTTTTGCCCTTCGGAGTGACCAAGAATGGGTCTTTACCGCTGCCCCAAACGGACATGTGCAACGTCGGCATGATTTTCTCGATGGCTTCCAGCACCACAGGAACGCCAAGAGTGGAGCGGTCTTTATCGGAGTTAGGCCACTTACGAGGCGGGACGTACTGACGTACTAACGTGTCAGCGGCCTCCATGTTGATGACATGGTTCTTGTAATTTTCGAAGGCAACACCGGAGTCAACATCAGACAGAACAATGCCAAGAGCAACATCGTCGCTCCATAACTCGTCTTCTGTCTTAACCTCTTCGGGTGTGATGGGAGCGAGGGCTTTTCCCAAGTCCACTGCTGAATCTAAGTGCTCAAATCCCGGCATTATATCTAAACCTCTAACTAAGACCCCTATATTCGTTTCTTTGCGCTGGTGCGGCTCAGCACGCGAAGTCTGAGCCCATTCCTCCGCCTTCGTCCTGCGGCTCTTGGGAGTTTTGCAGCATTCTTTGGTGCTCCTGAAAAGCGTGGGCACGCTCAAGCAAAGCGACCATGTAATTGCTCTCAGCCGGTGGGGGCGGAGGAGCACTTCCAATGAAGTAGTTCGCCATCAAAGCCACGGTATCCGGATAGTCGTCGTGGACGTGCCTGTCGCCCGTGAAGTTGATGAACTGTTTCTTCATCTTGTCCCAACAGGACAATCCCTTGAAGAAGCGGAGACGACCACGGGTGAGAAGACTCGCGAGTCCCTTGACTCGAATCATCTTGGCATCTGGTTTGTTATCTACTTTGAGTTTGTCAACGGGAATGTGAATCCCCTTTTCCGTGGCAATCATTCGAAGTTGGGAAATAAAGTAATCCGTGGAGTGTGTGTTCTCGAACATTACCTTCAGCGGTAGGTGCTTAACAGTCATGTCGATGACGTTCATTGCGAATTGTTCCGGAGACCACTTACCGCCACGGGCGTCAACCACGTAGATATTCGATTTGAGGTCAATCTTCCCGACCGCAATGACGCAATCGTCAGCCTTCGGACCCTGACCTGAAGCCAAATCAACGAAGATGACGGGCGTAGAGAGGTTGGTGTGTTGTTCCGGGTCAACCAGTGCGGAAGTCATCTGGTCTTCAGTGAAGCTTTGGTAAGACTCTGACACCGGACGGTTCAAATACTGACTGCTGAACATGCCGGGGTCTGTTTCCTGAATCTGCAACAGGAGTTCACGAGTGAAGCCGACAGGTTCCTCAACTCCATTGGGGAATTTCACAACCCTCATCGGGAAGCGAACGCCCTTCTGGTCGTCTGTCCAGCAATCCTTGACGCTAATCTTCCAGTTCTTGTTCGTGTTCTTGCGAATGATTTCGTCGTACAAATCGCCGTTGGCGTAACGGGTGCCAGAGACGTAGCGATAACCACCGGGCTTCACCTGAGGGGTGATTGCCCAAAATCCGGTGATTACTTTTGCAAGCTGCGTGGGGTTCTGAAAGTTGTCTTTTGTTACGAGGTCATCGAAAAATCCAACGTCATAGTGGTCTCCGGTCGTATCCGATGTGAACGATGCGATGAAGACAGTTGGTTCGCGGTGCTGCTTCTTGCCGCATGGCACGACAAACTTGTTGGCTGTTTGCTTCAACTGCTTTCTGGTTCCGCAAAACTCGGGGAACAGTTCCTTGAATCGAGAACCTGCTGCTTCCCCGCTGAAGTGGGCTGCAATTTCGTTCAGCCACTTTTGAGACTGCTTCATAGTGGAACGCATGATGCAAATTTCAATGTCGGGAAAGTTGATGACGAGTTGAATAATCTCAACGGTGAGGCTGGTGGTCTTGTAGTGGTTTCGCGGCCAGAGAATCAGGCGGTCTTTGACCGAATCCAGCATGAGGATGGACTTGGAAGCATCCATCTTCAAGAACTGGTCGAAAAGTTCCTGATGAACGTCGGGCTGGAATTGATAACCGAGTACCTCGTTGGCGAGGTACATCTTGTCGGTGAGGCAGCGTTCCCGCTCCTCCACCAGCTTCTGAGCACGTGCGAGTAATTGTTTGGCGTTGTTATCCATCAACTAAAGGGGCGGATAGTCAACGCTTCGCGCTACTTGACGCAATGGTCCGTTAGAATGTCAGCATGACCAGAGACATGGATTTGTTCAGGGAGATTCTTCTTGCCATTGAGGAGCAGCCTAACGGGAAACCATGGACGGCCAAGCCGCTAATGGAGCATTCGATTCAGGATGTTGTTGGTCACTTGAGACTAGTACACGATGCAGGTCTTGTTGAGGCAAGGTTCATCGGTCCAATGAACAATGACACTGCCTTCGTAATTCGAATGACAAACGACGGTTATGATTTTCTTGAGGCATCGAAGAAGCCCACGCTTTGGGAGCAAGCAAAGGAAAAATTGAAGACATCCGGCTTGCCTTTGACCGCGTACGGGTTGAAACAAGTGCTGGATGCTCTGATAAGGGCGCGTCTCGGCCACTAATTCGTCGGCTTCTTCATTAGTGAACGCATGAGAGGGCTGTCCTTGGGGGATTTAGTCCCCTTCTTCAAGTCAATCGTCTGTACTTTCGTCTTCTTCATTGCCAACCTTCTTTTTGTTTTCCAATTGCTGCACCAGCTTGAAAATGTCGGTCACTTCCGGAGCCGTTTGTTCTTCTTCCTCGTCCTCTTCCACAACCTTCTTCTTCAAACCCGGCTTGACGTTGGTACGCCATCCCTTGATGTCTGCGTACATGCGCGTCAACACTTCGAATTCCCTGAACGGACAATCCGTTCTCCGGAGACGAGCGGAAATAATCGCCAACAGTTCAGTCCTGCCAACAGTTGAATGAGCGATGTCGTACCCATGGAACGCGGACAGAACACCACGGACTAGGTAATTGCGGAGAAGGCGTGCTGCCATTCCGACTGCTGCCCTGTCCGTTTCCACATCAAATGCAGTCTTAGCGGACTTCAGCCTGTCGCCTTCCGTCTCGATATAGGTGAGGACGAAGGTCTTCTGCTTATCCGTTAACTGCTGCCACAGGGGGTGAGTCTTCAAACCATCAATGGTCGCGTAGTCATTCTCTATAGGTTTTGAAAACGTCATTTCTGTATCCCGTGTTGTGGATTTCTGCGTGCTGGCAGTGGCAGAGTGTCAGCGGGTGAATCGGTGCCACACTCCAGACATTCTGCGCTGGTGGTTGCGTCGTACTCTTGGCGTCCGTAGATGCGGTAGAACTGGTCACCGCATTGCGGACAGGTGAATGACTTGATGGGCATTACTTCTTCTCCTTGTGCCACTGCCTCATCACATCAGGCTTTATGGCGTGCATGGTGACGACGCCTTCCGGCTCCAACGTCGGGTCGTAGCCGTTCGGGAAGAACCAATGGTCGGTGTACCCGGCTCGGTGACCCGGAAGCAGCATCGGATAAATGTTGTTACGGTTGAGAACCTTCGACACCCACACATCCTCAGCCCAATGGTCGGGAGAGCCGCCTTGTGTTGCTACGAGCCGGAAGGCACGACGGGAGAGGAAGTAGCCGGGGCCACCTGTGCAGACACCATGGTGGTCGCAACCGGCATAGTCGAACAGAGTGTGAGCAAGTTCACGGACGAGCCGGTCAACGTAGACGGCGGTATCGTCATCCCCTTTGTAGATGTAGTCAACGTCATGCTCATTCGCCCACTGGCAGATGGCAACGGTCTTCTGTGGAAGATGGGCGTAGCCATCCTTACAATCGAGGAAGACCTCATCAGGAAGCGGTTCGCGGGGGTAGCCGGTCGGGGGCTTCCCATAGAAGAACTTGAGCGTGACGTATGGGAACACCGAAACGTCCTTCGCCCATGTGTCACGAATGGCAGCGATGCGGTCATTGTCACCGGAGATGTGAATGTCGGTGCCATAGGGCCGGCCTTCCCATGCAGTTGACTGGTTGTAGGAAGGCGACTGCTCAGACTCCCAACGGCCATATTCGAACTTGAAGCAAGCGGGGACGGCGATGAGCAGCTTGGGCATCGGAGGTAGCGGCTTGACGGCCATGGAGCGTGTTCCGCCCGTGTGAACAACAATCTCTCGTCCAAGGTCGGCAATGCGGTAGCCAGCATCAAGCAGAGTCTTCGACAGTTGGAACTCGTGACCGAGACCGCTGGTGCCATACGAAGCATGACGGCCATAGGAGCCAAGCTTCTTATAGTCGGCAGTACGGCGAAGGCCGGGATTGAAGCTGAGTCCACCCCAACCGCCACGCCAGTAGGGTTCGGCGATGAAGAACGAAATTTCCAGACCCTTGTACTCATTAAAGGCGGACTGAAGGGGGTGCCATCCACTGGGGCCACGGAGGGAGACCTGAATAATCTCCGGATGCTGTTCCAGAATCCGCTTGGACTTCATGATGAAGTCGCCTTCGACAAACTTCCAATCATCTTCACAATGAAAGATGAAGTCGTGCTTCACTTCCGCATAGGCACGGTCGATGGCGTAGATTTGTCCGATGCGTCTACCGTTGCCGAGCCAGAGAAGGTTACGCTGACGCCAGATGAAGTCGGTCAGGAACTCAGGCATCTCAGCATCGGAGTCTTCAACAATGATGAGTTGCTGAGGCTCGATGTCGGTGAACTGATAGAACGACTCCAGAGTGGAGCGGAGAAGGTCGTGGCGACCGCAGGATGTGACGACCATACTGATATTGCTATTGGGCATCAGGAGCGACCTCTGCACCGGCCTCAGCACCGAGCATGGTGAGCAGCTTGGCGGTTGCGGCCTTGGCGATTAGCTTCTTCACGGCGGAGTTGGAACTGAGGTCTTTCACTGCTTGAGCACGGATGGCGTTGGTGACCTCATCGGAGAGGGTCTGGAGGAGCAGCTTGTCCAAGTAGGTGGTGAGAGTGATGGACAGAACCAGACGTTCCGGGTTGGTTGGGTCCTGCGTTACGGTGACCATGAGTTATAGCTCCTAAGTGGGGATAGGGACCCACACTCAGGTTGAGATAGTCGGAAAACAGGGTTAGTGAGGTTGCGCTAGTTGTTTTTAATAATTTTGCTTATTTCGTCATGGCTCTGCCGCTGGAACCGGGGGCGGGGGGCACCCCTGCCGGGTCTAAAGTTCGCGAAGGCATCCTTTTCCCCGGCTCCCCGGCAGTAGAGAGCTATGTCAGGCGTGCGGTGGGAAGTCGCAGCACGCGGAAGCTTCGCGACTTGCGGCCTGAAGTGTTGGTGGGGGCTAATTAGGCGGGGGATGGTCAAAAAATCGGGGGCTGGAATTTGGGTGCTGTGTGCTCTCTTCTCCAGCCAAGTGTGCAAGTGCTGCATTATCAGTGGGACTGAGGACGCAGCCTCCAACCCAGTTATGTTTTCGAGCTAAAACGGGCGTTCTGGACGCGGAATTGGGCACCGGAACAGGGCTCAGGATGGGCGTCAGCCCAATGTGAGGATTTAACCCACTGATACCTAGAGTAAACACGTGTGTCATTCCTGACACGCTCAATTCGGTCGTCCAATTTGTGACCGCCATGACGGTCAGTGGCGGCTTACCAATCGAGCGGCTGCTACACTTTCAACCAACATGAGCACATCACAACCGATAACAGATGGGGCTGAACTTAACCTTGAGCGTTGCCCACACTGCGGCATTAACAAGCCACGACTCCCAAAGACGCACACGGAAGCAACCGCCAATTACAAAGGCCAGAACGAGCGTTGGTGGTCTACATTCCGTTGTGCTAGTTGTGGTGGTGTGGTAATGAGCGTGCGTGATGGTGATACAGCGACTGTAACCCGAGTGTGGCCTTCCGCAGAGGTTGTAGCTCACTCAGTACCTGAACGGGCTCGGATGTTCCTTACACAGGCTCTGGACGCCATGCACACGCCTTCTGGTGCGGTTATGTTGGCTGCGTCTTCGGTGGACGCAATGCTGAAGGCGAAGGGGTACAAGGAAGGCGTTCTGAATAGCCGTATCATCAAGGCGGCTGCGGACAACCTGATTACAGCAGAGATGGCGGAATGGGCTCACGAGGTCAGGCTTGACGCGAATGACCAGCGTCATGCGGATGAAGATGCTCCACTCCCCACGGAAGCCGACGCACGGAAGTCCATCGAGTTTGCCAAGGCTCTGGCTGAGTTCCTCTTCGTGCTGCCTGACATGGTGACTCGTGGTCGTAAGATGCCAGCCGGTGTTGCAAGTCCGAAGACTCAGGCACCCAAGCCACCTTCTATCGTTGGAGGGGACTAAGCGAGGTTACAGGTGATGAAGTACGTTCTCATGCTGTTGGCGGTTGTTGCCGTGGTGGTGTGTATCCGAATCCCCGCGCACTGGAGAGGGGTGCTTATTGGGCCGCTGCTCATCCGTACTATGTACCTGCGGGTGGCCTTATTGGTCGCCGCTGTCTTATGCCTCATACCACTCGTGAAGCGTTATGCCTCATACCACTCGTGAAGCGTTAAGGTCGCTCATTTTGAGTCGGTCATGATGTAGTCGTTCGGTAGCCGCCAGTCAATCTTCATTCCGCCATTGTCCATAACTTCAGCGGCAACCCTCTGTATCTCCTCGAACAATGCCTTCGGCCTGTTGTGGATAGGTGTCAGTAACTTCCATATCTCGTTCTGAGGCATTCCCGCAACTCTTCGATACAGCAACAGCCTGAATATATTCAGGTCGTGCTCCGCCGTTGCCAGACCCGTTGGAATGTTGAATACCTTGGTCAAGTCCATGGCGATGAACCGCACGGAGACAGGGTTGCCGTGAGTCAGGGAATGTAGGCAGTCGATGAACGGCTCGTTGACCACTTCCACAAGGTCGTTGAGATGCGAGACCCGACCCGCTCCCATGGCCTTGTTAAGCATCGTATCCATTTTGATGAGAGATGGACTACCCCCTTGCTTGAACGTCAGGTGTTCAGCCCTTCGCAACTGGTCATTGCTTGCCCAACAGAGAAACCAGATTCCCCGCCGCGTGTACTCAATGAAGCTACGGAGAGTAACCAGAAAATGGAACGGGTTCTCCTGTTGTTGAGCCCTCATTCCATTCAGTAGCCTGTCACTGGCGTCCAGATAACGGGCAGCGACCAGCAGACGGTAATCCTTGGGCTTGGTAAGTACGGTTGTCATGTTGAACGGCGACCCTTCAGGCTATTCCTGATTTCAACCTCAATGAGATGAGAATGGGTGATGACCGTATCTAGCGGCTCCTCTAGCGGTGTGTCCATCACCAAGGCATCTGCGAGAGTCGTGTAGACATCGTGGATTTCCTCAAAGACAGCTTCTTGGGCAGTTTCGTAGTCCGTCTCGGGATGTTCAATCATGTACCGATACACCTGAAGAACAGTCAACAGATGCTTATGAGTGAACAACAGATTACTGAACAAGAGCCTTTCTTTTTCGGTCATCTGGCCTCCCGCGATTTAAATAGCTGTTTAGTTATGATACTGCCGAACGAGCGTGACGACGTTAAGGTGAGGAGGTAACTGGCTTAACCGGATACGCCATCGGCACACAGATGAACCCATCGCCCTCCCGTGTACATTTCCATAGGTCAGCGACGGTTCGCGGTTTGCCATTTATGTCCACGGGGTCAATGACACCCTTGAACGTCACAGTGATGTTGTGAGCCTGAAGCTTTTCGTCACCAACCGGGCATTCAAGCCTCTCTGGTGTGTTGGTCGGCTTTCCGTTCGCGTCAAGCTGGAACCTGAGCCAGCAGATGCGGTTCTCCCCAACCAGCCAGTTGCTGGCTATGTACACGTCAAGCGTCCGTTCGTGGGAAATGTAGCCATTCAGGTCAAGCTGCTCGTATCCAACCAATGCGAATAGGGCGACAAGGGCGATACCACCAAACCAACAGAAAGCTCTAAATAGGCCCTTGAAAGTCCGAAGCGTCCTACGCATCGCCGTGCCCCAAGCCTCGGTGGTGTATTCAGGTGTGGTCGTCATGTTGCCTGAAATTGTACCGCTTGTTGCGGCTGCTTCGTTGACTGTCTCAGTACGGCTCTCCATCGTTCCAGCATTACCTCCGCGTTGCGTACCCTCGTTCGCCTTGTTGATGTTAGGTCTGAGTTCGGCTACGTTCATCTAAAGGGCGCGTAAATTCAGGGAGTCGGTGAGTCCGAGGCAACGGAGGTCTAAGAGTGCCAATGTTGCGTACGTCGGGGTATCCGATGAGTACAGAACAATGGCAAAAGTGATTAGGCATTCGTACGGATACGAATTCGCACATCTCAGCGCAGTTGGAAAACAATTGGTGAACGAATTCCAGCGGCATCATCCCGACCTATGTCTACCGAGTTCTGACCCGGAGTATAGATATGTCCGGCTCGGCTCTGCGGTGCGGAACCTTCGCTTGGATAAGCTTGTAGCCGAAGTCCGCGTGCGAGACCCGGAATCAGACTCCCCGGTCAGAATTGGGAGACGGAAGTCTGCCTAGCTGCTCTATGGATGGAGGAGAGCCCCTGCGATACTTTACTATTGATTCTTCCCCATGCATCAACATTCCATAGTCTGCGACATAGTGATTACAGGTTCGCTCTCCGTTCGGATGACGGTGTGGAGGAACGCCCTTGCGCCGGAACTCTGGATATGGACGTACATACTAAGCACGGGTGAAACCGTCGCCAATGGAGTGGCAGTGACCAAACTCGCTGCTCAAATTTCTGCCCAACGGGCACACGAACACTGGCTGAACCTCAACGGAAGAAGATTCAACATTCCGTCTCGTGTTTCGTACCACTGGAAAGAGTCATATGACACTCACGCTTGAGCGGAGTGGCCCCTTTTTCTTTTTGGGGGCTTTCTACGGAAACCACGGGCTTATCTATCCTCGAACGGGAACTGTAACTCCCTCAGTCGGACGAGACGGGAATAATCAGAGTGTCATCTCTCTCGCTATATATGTGATGACACCCTGACACTGTGACCCTCTGATACTCACGGGACACTCAGAGTGTAACGTAACTCCTTTAAATAGATAGATAGTCATGAATTACACATTAAGGATTTCTCTCAGAAGGTCAGGGTGTCAGGGTGTCATCGTATTTATATCAGGGCTAAAATGACACCCTGACTTTTACCCCGTGACTTATCCTCTCCCGTCTTAAACCACAACCTATTGTGGCTCCCGCTTGACACCACAAGATATATGTATCGCCCGATTTAATCGACTAGCGCGAGTGCAAAACACTAATTTTGTGGGTATCTAGGTATTAGTAGGAGAAGAAGAAAATTATGGATACTAGATACCCGCACTTAGAGAGAGGCCGTGCCACTGTCACTGCCAATAGAGAAGCTAAGCGTCCAGCCAACCAAGAGGCTAACATCATCGCTGACCTCAAGGCTGGCTTACCTTACATACAGATTGCCTTCCGCCACCAAGCGGGTCTAAACCGGATTTGTAACATCGCTAAGGCCAATTCGCTGACCCGCTACCAACGCAGGGGGGCTAAGTAATGGCCTCATACCTCAGCGAAGCCCTCTACCGTGCTTGCACCCGCGATGTCTACAGCCACTGGGCTGCACATCGTGCCGCCTACACGTGGATTCTGTCCGTCCACGATAACGCTCGGGAATACGAGACCGTAACGACCAAGGCTCTCGAAGCCGTCCTCTCGTATATCGACAAGTACCAGCGTTGCCCATCCACACCCGCCGCTGTCATCGACTACATCCGTTCCAACCCCGTCCACGTGGAAGCGTTCGGCAAGTCGGAGAAGTTTGAAGAGGAGTTCGAATGCCTCAAAGAGTTTGAGCCCACTTGCGCGGAGATGGACACCGAAGTTCTGTTCGCCAATCTGCTGGAGCAAGCCAAGCTTGACCATTACAAGACCGGGATGCAACAAGCCGCCCGGATTGCGTCCGGTGCGTCCAGCGAGAAGAACAAGGACAAGAAGCGGCTCGGCGGAGTGGATGACTCCCGTGCATGGCTTGCCAACTATCTCGCCACCACCGGCTACAAGGACACCACGGACACGCTGGTCGAAGACACCACGGGTCTGGAATGGGCTGGCGTCGGCATAGATGACGATGGCGACACTCGCACCCTGCGTATCCAGACCATGGAACAAGTGGAGATAACAGAGTTGCAATGGCTATGGCCGGGTAAGATTCCTTCCGGCAAGCTATGCATCCTCTCCGGTAAACCCGGCAAGGGCAAGACCCTCAGCTTGCTTGACTGGGTTGCGCGTGTCACCACCGGGCGGGACTGGCCTGATGGCTCCCCCAACGAGTTTGGTGCTCGTCGCGTGCTCCTGTGCTCCGCTGAAGACGACCCCGGTGATACCACCAAGCCGCGTCTCATCGCCGCTGGTGCTGACCTCTCCAAGGTTTGCACCTTCCGCATCACCACCCGTCCCAAGGATTCCGACAACGAGCATGGTGCGGTGTTGAACCTGAAGAAAGACCTCATCACGCTCACCACCTACATCGAGAAGAACCCGGACATCGCTGTGCTGGTGCTTGACCCGCTGACCAGCTACATCGGCGGCTTGAACATCAACCGCGAAGAGGAAATTCATCCCTTGCTCGACAAGTTGATTAAGCTTGGGCAGAAGACCGGCATTACCATCTTCGCTCTGGTGCATAGCTCCAAGCGTTCTGATGTGGACGCCATGCAACAGGTCATGGGAGCTACCTGCGTCTCCGGCTCCGCTCGTACTGTGTGGACGTTCGCTCAGGACAGCGAAGATGAAAATCTGTACCGCATGGTCAACGCCAAGGGCAATCTGCTCAAGAACAAGAATGGGTTCGAGTACGCGATTGAAGGAGTAGATGTACCTGTCAACGGCAAGATGCTCAATCACCCGGTTATCAAGTGGGGCAAGGAAACCGGCATGAAGGCTGACGATGTGATGAAGCAGGAGCGCAGCAACAAGGACGGCAAGGACACCAAGGCGATTATGGCCGTGGCGATTATCAAGTCCATGATGCCCTGCAAGGCGAAGGACATATATAGAAAGGCTGAAGACGAAGGCATCAGCGTGGAGACCATCAAGCGTTCCAAGCACAAGATGCCGGAGATTATCACCCGGCAGATTAACAAGGAATGGTGGTGGTGGACGCTGGAGAATCCGCCAGCGGAAACCACCAAGGCGAAGCCCACCGCCGCAACTACAGCGGTATTCCAGCAAGAAGAAGATGAAATCATCAGCAAGATGGAAGATGTAGCGTGAGCACCGCATAAATACTAGCGTGGGCCAACCAATACGGTGCTCATTGATGTATGGCAGAAAGATTTTTGAAACTAAATTCAAAAACAGTAGCCGGAATTTGTAGGCCCCTCGTATACTGGAGAGGACGATACAATCGACAACCCACCCGGAACCTCACTGTGTGACCGGCTAACGAATAGGAACGTTATGTCAAGAAAGAAGTACGAGAACGGAGCAGAGAAGCAACGGGCGTACCGTCAGCGGGTGGCTGACAAGCTGCGCCAGTTGAAGGGTCTCGATGGCTCTCTGTCGGAGTACGAGAGGAAGTGTGTCGAGTACCTCCGTAAGCACCAACATGAGTGCCATCAGAAGGTCATCCGTGACCTCATCCCGCCTGAGCCTGATGAAGACCTGCGACGGGAAGCTGCCAAAGACTTCCGCAAAGCTACGGTGCGTCAAATCCCGTACGAGCAAGCCAAGGAGCTCATCTCCAAGTACGAATGGCTGGCGGTGATGACGGACAGTGCAATGGGTACCACCCGCTGGTCATTTGGGTTGTTCTTTGGCGATTACTTGGCAGCGGTAGAGTGTTACGGTAGCACGGCTGGCACCAACGTCACGAAGTCGGTAGCTGGTGCCGAGAACGCACACCGGGTCTGCACGTTGGTCAGAGGTGCCCGAGCACCGTGGGCTCACCCGAACAGTGGGAGCTACCTGATTAACCGTGCGTGCAACATGATGGTGGAGCTTGGCTTCAACCTTTTCGTGGCGTACGCCGATGGAGAGGCCCGCGAGGTTGGGAAGATTTACCAGAGTAATTCGTGGCTCTTTTGCGGTTCGACGGGAACACCAACGCTGTTCCGGCTCAACGGTAAGGTGCAGGACTCACGTGCCGTCAGCCAGTTGTGTCGAGACCGTAGAGGTCGCAAGCCCGGTGAGCCGATGAAGTATAAGATGCCTCGTGCTGAGATGAAGACGAAACTCATCGAACAGGGTGCTGAGTTTTTCAAGGGCACGCCGAAGCTGAGGTACGTGGGTGTGTACGGCGACAAGCGAACGGTGCGTGATTTGAAGAAGTCGATAGGGTGGGAAGTGTTGCCGTATCCCAAACGAGCGGTGGAACAGTCAGAGGCGACTCCGGGCTCCAACTCGGTAGCAGGGTTCGATTCCCTGCCACCGCTCCAAATTCCACGTGAAGGAAGCACACCGTAACGTTATGGATGAAGCAGAACGGCAACGATTGACCGAGAAGTTTACTCAGCTACTGTACCAATACGAGCAGAAGAATAGTCTCGAAGTCATCAACCAAGAGTACGACCGTAGAAACCAGTTCAACCCGTGGGTGAGAATGGCGATGGAGCTAGAAAGTCAGACGCAATAAATATTCAGCGCAAGAAAAAACTTCGTATTGCTTTATATGTCAGGCGGGATAACACGACGGGGTTACAGCCATTATCTCGAAATTTTTCTCCAGTCTCCCGTACTGTGGTTCGTGTTCAAGACCGGCACACCTGACCCGAGATGGGTGGTTCTTTGAAATCGCCTTTCATACCACCCGGCTTCATGTAGCTTTCTGACTTAAATCCATCCAACCTGACCTGTCGAGCCAATTGAAGCTAGTCTCATCACCCGCAACAACCCATAGGTAGAAGAATGGTGTCTTGTGCTCGTCACCAAAGATGTCTTCATAGGTAATCTCTCCGCCGATAGTCAGGGACAGTTCCCCGTTTATCAGACCATTGGCTGTCTCTT